CATGCATGCCTCAAGGTGCTTTACTTCCTCTAATGTGTATTTTTGCTTTGTATGCGCCTTCTTAATTTGGACGCCATCTAAACTCTTTGCCATACTAGTATTTAATCAAAAAAATAGGGCCTTGCGGCCCTATTGGATAGATATGAAACTTAGTTTTTATGCAAAATCAAATGATGTTTTAACTGTAGCAGTTACAGCAGTCATATCAAATGAATTATTTCCGTATGTAGCACCTAGTGCAATACACTCGTCTTCGATTTGTTCTACTAGTGTTTCTGCACCAGAACCATCATAATCAAGTGAAGCATTGCTTTGTTCTACAGCAAAACACATCTTTTGATTAGTAGCGTGTAAGTCGCCTCTAATAACAATTGTGCAATATTTTTCAATAATTTCAATTAGTGCTTGAATCGCTTCATTAGCACCTGTTTCAGCATTTGCTGCTGCACCAAAGTCAACTTCAAAGAAAGTTAAGTCTTTCATTCCGTTAAACTGAATTGTTGTTACATCAGCAGCAGGTTTACGATTTTCGGCAACTAATACCGCACTGCCACCACCAATTGTTGTTGTAAGTAAGTCTGCCATTATTTCGCTCCTTTATGTTCTTCTAGTGCTTGTAGCAATTGTTCCTTGATAGAAGCACGCAGATCTTCACCTTCCTTGACACGCTGCATTGGATTGTCGCCACCTGCAACTTTTGGATGAGTTCCTTTCATTCTGTTCATGCCGCCTGAAGTTTTCTTAGTGATATAATCAATATCTCTTTCATCTTCATCAGGCTCATTAGCATATGCTTCTTCTTTATCTTTTTTCTCCATGTCATGGTCGTCCATGTCATGATCACCGTCGTCATCTCTGTCAACGGTCTTGTGTAATTTTTCTTCGTCGTCGTGGTCTTTTTCATGAGCGTCAAGTTTACCGTCATCATCATAATCGTTATCGTCACCTTTGTCGCCCATTGCTTTAATAGCAACCATGTCATCTTCGCCGCCTGGCATGTCATCGTTATCGCCATCAAAGTCTGGTAAAATTTTGTTAATTGGTGTTGGCATCGGAGGGCCTTCTGGTGCATCCATTCCTGGAGACATGATAGAAACACTAGGCATGTCGCCAATATCTGGTTTTGCATCGCCCTTCATCTTAGCAATAAGTGCCATTACGTCATCAATTGCATCTCCCTGTGCATTAATGTTAATGCTCATCGAAGCCTTATCCTTAGGCTCTGCTGGAGGCATATTCGGTGCCATTGGCATTCCACATTCTTCTGTGCTTTGCTCTACAGGTGCCTCAGTCTTTGCTGTATCAATTTCCTGCATTTTGGCTAATAGTTCATGAAAGTTCATATTAGTTACTCCCTACAGGACTCTTTACCCCTGCTTTATCTTGTTTTAATTTTGGTGTGTCCTGATAAATGTCTGCCTTTAATTTATCAGTTCCCAATTCCTTTTTTCTTTCCTTTGCTTCCTTGGAAAGTTCTTTTAAAAATCCCTTGTTGAAGTCGTCACCAAAGTAATCCTTGTGTTTCACTTTTTGACCGTCGTTATATTGATTATCATGAAGCAGTGCACCTTCGTAATCAGCATTATCACCTGCTGTGATTTGATCAATCTCTGTAGGACTTGCACTATTTCTTACCTTGTAATAACCCGCTTCGCAGCAGCCCATTTCAAAAATTTCTTTTTCAATCTCGGTCGGTGTAAGTGGATACTCTGTCATTACATCAAACGTATGAACTTCCATGTTTGTTAACTCTGGAAAATCATGTGGAACTTGTGAAACCGGAGTGGTTTTCATTTGTTCAAACTGCATGATACCACGATGCTCCAATCTTGCTTTAAGATCGTTGGCAAAACTCTCGGGTAAATCGCCCGCAATTTTAACCTTGAAACTATAGGTTTTCTTGCTTTCTGATAGATATTCTTTAAACGTCTTCATGTATGTATTTATTCCTTTTCGCTTAATTTCTTAATTAATTCGTTACGATCAAGCATTACATAGCCTTTTCCATCCAATACATCATTATCGTCCGGCGAATCCTTGTCTATTTTTAATTTTTTTAATTGTAAATCAACGGCTTTTAATTTCTTATCCACTTTTGCTGTTTTTGCATCTATGGCATTTTTCAGCATGCTGCTTGCCACTTCAAATATTCTACCACTGTATCTTACTTCAACATTCATGCCCAAATCCATCAAATCATCATAGGCTTTTTCTGCCTTATCTGCCAGGCTATCCAAATCCTTTTCTTCCATAGAATCCAATTCTTGTATTTTTGGAAGATTTCCCGTAATCTTATGAACTTCCTTATAACTATCATCAAGGCTTTTAATTTGTTGCGGAGACACTTCGGTCGTTTCCACTTTTTCTACTGATTTTTCTTGTTCAGTATTTTCTTGATCTTCTAGATTAAACAATTCTTCTAATTTCTTTGTCATACTATTACTTATCGTCTCTTTGAGCCAGTGTGAAAAATATCATCCTCGCTGACTATCCTAAATCTTAATTTTTTTTGTTTGCACCAAGCATTGGCTGCTTCCCATTTTGCCATGTTCTTAATGTACTGTTCTTGGTTGTATCTGCTCTTGCCAACATTTTCTCTCATGGTTTGATTTTTTGGTTTAACCTCAACAACCTCTGCATTCTTCCTTCCATTCTTGTCCTGATACACTATAAAGAAATCAGGAACATAAATTGTGTACTTTCCTGTTAGTGGATCTCTGTACGGAATCTGTATGCTCTCACTTGCCCAATTTTGTACTCCTGGATGTTCATCCAGCATCCTCATAAAAACAAATTCCCAACTACTTCTAGCAAGAGGTTTTTTAGTACCCACATACTTGCCAGGATTTTTCATTTCGAATCTTCCCTGAGCAAACTTAGCCATTATGGTACCACGTTGCGTTGTTTTGTAATGTCAGGAGTTCGTTGTCTATAACCAAGAGTGGATGTGGGTGGTCTATTATTGTTTAATACTTCACTTACCAGTCCGCTTATCTGTAACCCGTCAAGTTTTTTTAAGTCATCTAGTATTGTGAATATTTTTACGTTTTCTAATTTTGCCTGTTTAAGAATGCTCATCGAAATACTCTGAGCTGCTTCTTTCGAAAAACCTCTACCAGTAAAAAATCCTATTGTTGCATCAACTTCAGTAGCATTAAATTCTAAAGGTGCTTTTCCATAAGTATCAAAAAACAATTTTGTTCTTGCAGCACTGTCATTTATTTGTTTTGCTGGTAAATTAGTTTGTGGATTACTTGCCATTAGTTAAAGCCTCCGGTATTTTGTGCTGAGGCTTGATTAGCAAACTCTTGATCAAAAGATGAACTGTTCGAAATATTACTTCTAGATTTCTTTTGTACTCCTTTTGTGATACCATTGTTAGGATCATTTTTATTAAACACGGCTCCTGCAACTCCACTTATAGTATTTGCTACTGCTTGTGTTCCTGCAGGGCTAGTTAAAATATTTGTTGCTTCTGCTAATAATCCTTCCTTGCTTAACCCTCTTGCACCCTTGTATGTGTTTACTGCTTTAATTGCTGTGCTTAAAAAATTGCCTCCGGAACTGAATGCTGTTCCGTCACCCACGGCACCGAACACGGATTCGAGTCCGTCCAATACACCGCCTTCTCCTAGAAGATTTCCTGTGCCACCGCCTGCGACTGATAGGGGTGACGGAGAATTATCATAATGTAGTGTTGCAAATCCTTTTGGCGATCCTTCACCAACTTCGCCTGATGAGTATAGAACTGCTTCATATTCAAGTGTCATTGAACTTTCTGCAGGGTCTGATGTTGCAGAATAATCTCTGTTTCCGTGTTCCCATGATGTTATTTTAGGATTTATTAATGTGTACCCTATAAATCTTCGGCGCCCCATGGTATAAAGTGTTACACTTTTAAATAGAGGATCGCTTATGTTATTATCGAGTCCATAACGGAATTTATTAAATGCATCATCATTAGCTCTATACATATCATTTTCTGGTTTGTATGCATTTGTTGTAGCAACATGCCTATCTTGTATGTAGTAACCATAATAGATTGCCCACAAGGCATTTATGACCCCTTGATTATCATCATGAAAGGTAAAATTAATAGGATCATAATTTATCATCGTGTATACTATTCTTTTTCTATTGTATTGATTAAAGGTCTCAGTATCAAATTTAAATTTTGGTAGATCAGCAGTCTTAACCAATAAACCTGTTTCTTCAGCATGCTTAAGAGTAAAACCCGCTGCCTTGTGGGCACTAGGATCTAGTTCAATTCTTAGATAGTAATTGAATTTCGTCTTGGGAGCAAGACGAAAATTATCATCGATAAACAAGCGTGTAGCATGGGTATAATTTGATACTCTACCCTTTGGATTTGTGAGTCCTGTAAATACGTCTGTTAGAAATCTAGTAAATTTATTTGCCATACTAGTATTTAGCCATAAAAAAAGCCCGGAAAAAATCCGGGCTTTTTAATTTCAATACTAAAACTAGTATTAGCCTTGGGCTGTACCAGCACCAGTAGTGGATTCGCCAATAGTTCTTTCCACTGCTGCACCAATACCAACACCGATGCCTTGCTCGCCTGCGCCCCACTGTGTCATGTTATCAAATCTAATTGATAGTGCGACCTGCATTGCTTCGTTGGTAGCGTAGTTTGCATCTCCGTAATCAACGTTAGTTAGGAAACAGCCATACAAGTTAGCAGTTTCAAGAACGTTTACTCCAGCAGCATTATTTCCGTTACCACCATCTAGTACTTCAATCTTAGTAGTAAATTTATAGTCAATACCTGATCTTGCAGAAGCCTGTTCAACAAAGTCGAACTGTTTCTGAACCTGTTGTCCAACAAGTTTTTGAACTTCGCCACTAGCGTCATCACGCAAGTTAAGTGTGATTGTTTCAAAGGTATACTTACCTGCTAGATAAACCTTTGAGTTGTAAACGTCTAGTGTCATTTCTTCAAAACCAACTTTTGGTCTTGAAACATCAACTACCTGTTTAGTTAGTTCAGTCGCGGCATTAACTCCGAATCCTAATAAAGTAACGCGGAAGCGATACTTTAACTTAGGCATCAAGAGCACTTGGTTGCCTGCGTCTGTCGGTACTGAAAAGTTATTTAATGATGTAATAGGCATGTCTTATATCTCCCCTGTGTTCTTGACACGCAACGGAATGTATATGAACTCAATAGCCTTAACTGGTTCAATCGCAATGTCTACATACAGTTCGTTACGATCGATTCTAGCCGGAGTATTGTTTGTTTCATCACAAACTACTGCGAAATCGTAAATTGCTCTTAGACCCACTAGTTCAAGAAGTAAACTTTCAACTGCCTGTTTAATCTCATCTCTAGTAATCTTATCATTTGGTTCAAAGATATACGGACGAGCCAACTTCTGTAACTGGCTGCGCATGTATACTACCAAACGTGCTACGTTGATTCTGTCCAGTGCAGAAGCATTTCTTGCACGAGTCTTCTGACCGTAGTTAACCAATCCAACACCATTAAAGAATGTTACTGGATTAATCTTTAGATCATACAACGTATCTCTTTGTCCTTCATTCAGGGCCACTGTTTGGAATTCTCCTGTTGCAGCATCAATGTATCCTACTGCTGTTGCATTTGAAATTCCACCACGTCGTGTTCCTGCCGGAGCAAACCATGGGAACGATACCTGATCGCTTAGTGCAATAGTTCTCATCATCATGTGTGATGCTGGAACCACTGCGTTTGATCCGCCTAGGTCAGTTGTGAATCCGTTTGGATAAAACGTTCCTAGGTATTCATCATATGTTACCAAGCCATCGTCGCCGTTATCAGTAACTAGGTTAGCATTCGAACCCCAGTTTGTTAATGTTGTTGCATCCGCTGCTAGTCTTAGTGGTGTATCACCAATAACAAATGCTGTTAAGCCTCTGTCAATGTTAAGATTAACAAGGTTGCTCATAAGTTCTGGATATCCAGGAGCAGCAATTATGTTGAAGTTTCTACGCTCTTCATCTCTAATTTGGCTGCTAGTGTCAACCGCACTCTTCATTCTTTGAACAACAACCTTACGCTGTGCCTTTCTTCCAAAAGATCCTGAACCGTCTTCGTTGTTACCTGATTCAGTAACCCAACGATCAGTTGCGTAGTCTGTCATTGCTTCATCGTTATTGAAGCGTTGGTTGTCTGCTGTGATATCAATGTAGTTGTTAGCGTAACGCTTAACGTTACCACCACTTCTACGTAGATTCCATAACAGCATTCCTTGTGGATATAGTGCAGGATCTGGAGCATCTGGATCTAGGTAGTCTACCTTCTGTAGATCCTTGATGGTTGCTGCTGTATTACCAGTAGCACCAGTTGCGCCATAACGTGCATCTGCAAACAGTACACCGTCTTCTGATGTTTGATCAGTCTTATCAACTAATACCCATCTTTCCGAAGCAGGTCCTGATTGGTTGCTGTCATACTTGTAAATTGTTGGATAGTTTTCAATATCTGCTGTTGAAATCCAAAGATCGCCATCAACAGTTGTACCAGCAATGTACGGATTAGAAGCAGCAACTATTGGTGTGTATCCTGCCCTGTCGCTGACTGCTTCAGTGTAAGGACTTGTTGCACTTCTGTAACCAACCCATGTTGTTCCATTATGTATCATGATATCAACATCTGAAAACTCTGGGTTGTACCAAAGTTGTCCATCTGCTGGTTCTGCTTCTGGATTGTCAGCACTTGCATAAAAATCATTTGATGCTAGTGGCTGCCAGTTTGAAGCAAGATATCTATTTTCAGCAGTTGAATCATCAGCACCTGGTGCTAATTGACTCTGTCCGCCTGTTAACGAAGCATCTGACAAGTTGTAGAAGTTTGCAGTTCCTTCTGCTGTGTCAATATTGTATGGTGTAAATAGTGCACCAATTGCATCTCTACCCACATCACGCAATCTAAACTCACCGCCTAGTTTGTGTGAAATAGTAATTTCATTGTTTGCTGTAACACCTGCTTCGATATTTGTTAAACCTGCTGCGTTAATAGCCGCTGCCATTGTGTTAGCATCTGAACTCGAACCCGAACTTGCAAACGTAATGCTTACTGCTGAGTTTAATGCTTCCTGTCCTTGGATTGATTCTGCAATCTCGAACTGGTAGTCATCTGCTGTTAATTGGCTAGCAACTACTGCTGAAGTAACTGTTGTTGCACCTACATTTGCTCTGCGCCATACACGGAACACCGCTGTTGCCGGTGAATCGTCATACATGCTGTGTTCAAATGCATTTGTTTGTACAAATAAATCATCCACTGCAATATTAGCGCCT